TTTTTGTTTGGCGACTGGGTCGATATACTATTCTTTGGTGATGAGATATTCTGGCGCAACTACCGTGACAAGATCGAGGCGTTTCCGAATCAGGTCATCACTTGCTGTGAGAGTTTCAAAGACTACAAAGGTAAGATCGACTATTTCACACGTATTCGGGAAAAAAGCCTTGGTATAAGTGACAAACTGGGAACGGTGGCATGGAATTATAACTCCGGATGCGCCTCGCTATCGGTTGCAGTACAGGCAGGTGCAAAGAGGATTGTTTTGCTTGGCTTCGACATGACAGGGGACGTTGGTAAGTCACACTATCACTCGGAGTATTTTTGGCAAAACCGCACACCGTCCTATGAGTTACACCTCCGGGGCATGGCTGCAATAGCGCGCGACGCTAAAGAGTTAGGGGTTGAGATACTTAACGCCTCACCGGTATCAGTAATTAAGCAGTTTAAAAAAATTAACATCAAAGATCTATGGTAGGAGTAGTCATTCCAACGTGCGACACTGCCCGGCGGGTGTTCCTTAACTTTCTTTTAGAGAGGTTGAGGCAACAGACCCGGCAGGCGGATTACGTCGCGTTGATTGACTATCCAAACCTGACTGGCAAAAATGATATTTCGCAGCGTTACATCAAAGGCATCATGGAGTGCTTCGGCAAAGGTTGTACGCTGGTTTTATTGATGGAGGATGACGACTATTACCCGTTGACATACATCGAGGATATGTACTCGGCATGGAAGGGTGCGGGACGTCCGGTGCTTGTTGGAGCAGACCGATACACCTATTATCATATCTTTGAAAAAGGTTATAAGCATGAAATGCTGAAAAACCACTCATCGGCGTTCACCTCGGCAGTTGCTCCGGGTGTCAATCTGAAAGGCACTGAGGATGCTATGCTGTTTGACCTTGTGTTGTGGAAAAAGAACAAGGGTAAGCTGGTAGCACTAAAAGACAACCCTATTGGCATCAAGCACGGCATCGGGTCATGCGGCGGCGGAGGTCATAAAAAGAAATTTTACAGGGAGTTCGACAATGAGACATGGGACTATTTGCGCCGGATTGTCGATCAGCGCGGGTTTGAGTTTTACACGAACCTAAGTCCGCAGCCGTTGACATTGGATGAATGGCACGACGTCTTAAGAAAAGCCAGACCGCGCCGCAAACCTTTGAGGGTAGCCTGGGCGCTGGATAGCTCCTACGCTGGTTTTCCTTTTATTGTCAACTATCTGGATTGCATTCCGGTAGTTTACAACCGTCGGTTAGAATACTTTGATAAGCTGGTCTGGGGCTTGCGTTACTACATGGAGGAGCCGGGGATAAAAGAGTTGATAGAACAGGCAGATCACCTTTACCTGTTCGGGGCAAAGGGCGCGCAATATTTCGTAAACCTTTTCAAGTTACCAAAGAACGTTACATACATCATATCGGATTCGTGGCACTACAAGGACGCCGCGCAAAACCGGGATAAGATTCGAAAGGCGTTATCACATTGTAACCTGACAACGTTTATCATGCCGGACATAGCGGCGCAAAGCGACGTTAAATGGGATTATCTATATTATCAGAGCCTGCCGATCAAGGCGCAAAAGAACACGGCTAAACAGTTGATCGTTGGACATTCGCCGGGACTGAAACTCGAGACGAATGAAAAAGGCACAAAGGAGATTCGAGAGGTATGCAAAGAACTGAAAATTAAACTTAACATAATATCCGGGGTTACATGGCAGGAGGCACAAAGGATGAAGGCAGAATGCACTGTATTTGTTGATCAGCTTATAACAAAGAACGTTAGCGAAGCCTTACAATGGGACATGACAGGAGAACTCAAAGGGGGTTTGGGTAAATCAGGATTAGAAGCTATGTTTGTGGGTGCTTGTGTTATCACATCTGGGCGATTTGCTTCGACGGATGATTTTCCGGCGCCGCCCGTTGTCATAGCAAACACAAAGACAGAGTTAAAAAAAGCACTTACAAAGTTAAAAAACCATACCGAGCGTAAACGACTGGCAGCGTTACAACAGGATTGGGTGCTGAAACACACTAATTTATCGTTCAACCTTGAGAGGTTTGGTATGAAGCGTATTCGGCAGTTATACACGTCTTACACCCTGAAATCATTTGAGCAAAGGATGCGGGAAAAATACGACTTATATGAAGTCACAGACCCCCGCGAGCCTGTTGTAATTTTCGGGATGTACCGACATGAGGATTATCTATTTGCACAACGACACGACGGCGACAAGGTTATTTTGTGGGCAGGTACCGATGTAACGTATTTAGAGCGCCTTTTCCGAGACTTTTTGCCGATTGATGGTAGGCATATAGCTTTATCAGAGAACGTGCAGCGTAGGCTCTTAAAACAAGGAATAACGGCGGATTATATACCCGTCACACCGACACAGATAAAAGCAGACCCACAGCCCCGGGGCGAGTGTGTGTATTTCTATGGCGAGGGTGAGAACTATGGCGAGAGCCTTTTTAATGAGATCAAAAAGCGCATTAAATACCGGGTCATACATTGCAAGAACGGACAGCATAAACAGGAGCGGATGCGGGATATTTACCGTAAGTGTTTTATCGGTTTAAGACTTACACCCCGGGACGGTATGCCAAACACCGTTATTGAGATGGGGCTAATGGGTCGGCGCTGCCTGTGGAACTGTGGCTATTTGCCGAACGCTATCCGGTACCCGGCAGGAAATACTGACGAAATCGTAAAGCTGATAGATCAGGAGTACATAAACAGGACAGAGGCGCCGGAGCCGATTGCCGAAGCCGTTGCCGATTATCTGACAACTGCCGGGGATTCATTTTTGTATATCAAAGAAAACCGCAAAGAAGTGAAGATATTAGCTATTGCGTTTGTATGGAACGAACGCGAATACTTACCTAAGGCGTTGGAGTATTACCGTAAACAGGGTTTGGACGTATATGTTATAGACAACTACTCCGACGATGGTACGTGGGAATACTTGCAGGAGCAGGGTATCCCCTCGCACCGCTTCGACACACAGGGGTCTTTTCACCTCACGATGTTACAGGATGAGATGAAGCGGGTACTTGACTTGCAACAGCCGGATTGGTTTGTGTGGTTTTCGCCGGATTTGTTTCACGTCTTTACCCGTTTGACAGTTCGCCAGGCAGTAGAGACGGCTTCGATGCTGGGTTATAATCAGATAAAATCCGAATGTTATCACCTTAAGCCAACAGGCGAAACAGGCGAAACAGGCGGTTTTGAGAATTACCGATACGCCGAACGTAACAACAGGGTGCTGTTAATATCACAGTATGACAAGGATGTTACGTTCCTGGCAGACAAGATCATACACCCGGAGGCTAAGATTATTGAGGGCGGCGTAATACTGGAATACGGAGCCGTTAAACCGCGCGAACAGCAGGAGGCAAAGATGAAACGAAGAATGAAGGCATGGGATATGGGGCTAAACGGCCAAAACGGCGAACACTACAAACGAGGAAAACTGAACGGATGGAAATACGACAGTAAGGATTTAACGGATATTTTAAGAACAGAACACAAACAAGCAATACAAAAGCTACATGAAATACAAAAGTAAAGCAAACATGACTTTCCGTTTGCGTGACGGCAGACGGATTGAGCCGGGCGATGAGTTTGATGTTGACCCGGCAGAGGTACCCGGATTCATGCGGGTGTATTTTGAAGAGGTGACAACAACGGATTTTCCGGTGTTTGTCGATGAACCTGTTTACGAAGTTCAGCAACCGGAGGAGGAGGTGTTTGAGACTGCCAACGAGATGGAAGCCGTCGAAACAGCTCCGGGTTGGTATAAGCTGCGGGACAAGGTCACCGGGGAGTTGAGCGAAAAAAGTTACCGTATAAGCGAGGTCGAAGGCTATGTTTGAAAAACCTATACTGGTGACAGGCTGCCCGCGAAGTGGCACCTCCCTGGTTGCGGGGGTGTTAAAGGCGTGCGGTATGTTCACCGGTAAGGTCGATAAGATGAATGAGAATATCCGTATCAGGGATAAGATCATAAAGCCGTTTATGGTAACGCAAAACTGGGATGCCGAGGGGGTCGAGGCACCGCCGCTGGTCGAAAATGTGGAGTTGATAGCCAGACCCCGGATACGCGGTGTGTTGAACGTCGAAGGCTGGGGAGGCAGTCAGTGGATGTATAAGGACAGACGCATTGCGTTGATGTTTCCGATTTGGGCAAAGATGTTTCCGGATGCTGTTTTCGTTGTTGTGCGACGGGCAGATCAGGAAATCATGACATCATGTTTACAGACGGCATACATGAACGGTGAGCCGGATAGGTGGATAAAAATGATAGCTGATTACAAGGTGCTATTTGCAATGATGAAGCAGCGTTTGAACGTCGTTGAGGTCAGACCCGACAGGATGATTGGGGGAAACTACGAAGAGATGAAGGAGCTTGTAATAAAGCATACGGGGTTACTGTGGCAGGAGGAAAAAGTTAAACAATACATAGAGCCGCGCTTGTGGCGAAAGGAGGAAACGGTACAATGAGAACAACAATAGCAGAGGTTCGGGCGCTGATAACAACTACGCTGACTGATGCGGGTGTTACGGCTTATATCACAGCAGCCAATAATTTTGTCACAGCACATCTGGATGGATTACTTGACGATGATCTGCTGGCAGAGATAGAGCGTTGGATTGCGGCTCACTACATAGCAGGCACGCAGGAGCGTATGGCAAAGCGGGAGGAGGCAGGCACCGCCAAAGTCGAATACATAGGCGAGGCGGCAATGGGTCTTAATGCGACGTTTTACGGGCAGACTGCTATCGGATTGGATACAACCGGAACGCTGTCACAGGTAAGTAAGGGTAACGGACAAATTGAAATACTGACATTATGAGCATAATAACCTTCATTGACAAGGTCTGCGTGCAGACAGCAACCTACTGGGGTACTCCTGCTTCTGATGGTTACGGCGGATTTACGTTTGCGAAGCCGGCGGCGATAAAGGTACGCTGGGATGAGCGCGTGGAAGTCATATCGACACGCGACGGAAAGGAGTACCGAAGCAAGGCTGTTGTGATGACAAACACGAACGTAAATGAAGGGGGTTATCTTTTGCTGGGAACATCGACGGAGGCAGACCCGCGAAGCCTTGCAACGGCTTATGAGATACGCAGGGTTGACCGGACACCGCTGTTTAGATCGACAACAGAATTTGTAAAAACTGTATATCTATGAGTGTAAGCGTGAAAATACAGGGAATGGATAAGGTCATGAAAAACCTTAACGATCAGGTCAGCGCCATGAAGGATAAAACCATACAGGGGTTATTAGCTTCGGCTGCTTACATACGGCGCGACATGGGAAAGGTATCGCCGTTGGTGCCAGTCGATACCCGTAACCTTGATCATTCGTTTTTTATCACGGCAGCAGTCCCGACGCCTCCGGACGCAGGAGAGGCGCGCTTTATTGGAAAAGAGGCGCCCCGGATGACAGCCGATCACGCACAAGCTAAGATGAACGGAAAGGCTGTTGCAGCAGCAAGCCGTAATCCGTTGGTTGTTATGGGATTTTCGGCTAACTATGCAGCAGAGGTGCATGAAACAGAAAATGATTATAAACGTCCGGGTTCGGGGCCTAAGTTCTTTGAGCAGGCAATAAACCGCAACACTAAGAAGGTATTAGAAATCATTGGTAATTACGCAAAAGTATGAACACGGTAACAGAAGATATAAAAGACATCTTAGAACTGGCAGGCTACGAACATAAAACAGATCTGTTTATTGCGGCAGCCCCGCCAACGCCTGTTAACTGTGTGACACTGTACGACACCGGAGGGGCTTCGCCTTCGGGGACGTTGGACGGGGTAGTGATCTACAATGATACATTTCAGGTCATTATCCGTAACTCGGATTATGTGACAGGCTGGGGTATAGCTTATGAGATTATGACCTTGTTGCATAACAAACACAATGAAACAATAAATCAAACAAAATACATTCTGATAATGCTCCGCAGCGGTGTAGGGGTATTCGCAGAGCAGAATTACATCGAGTTCTCAATGAACTTTGACGTAAAAAGACAAGCTATTAATTAACAAACAAAACAAACAAAAAAATGGGACAAGCTATTGCAGGCATAGGCACGATAATAAATCGCTGGGATGGGTCCCAGTGGGTGCCGATTGCGAACATTAACTCCGCTTCTGGGCCGGGTTCAGAGCGTACGACTATCGACGTCACTACGCTGGATTCAACCGGAGGTTACCGGGAGTTCATAACAGGATTGCGCGACGGCGGGGAGTTTACCTTCGGGATGAACTTTGTCGTCGAGACATATCTTATCATCAAAGATGACTTTGAAGATAACGATTTGCAGCAGTATTCTGTTGTGTTTCCTGATGATGATTCTACAACTATTGTCTTCGACGGTATCGTAACGGGTTTTCCATTGGATATTCCACTGGACGACAAGGTTACTTGCAACGTAACGATTAAGATTTCCGGCGAGCCGGAGGTCACAACGATGTTGAAGATAACCGCTGTTGCTACTATTGCAGATATTCCAGCAGCTAACGGAACACAGCTGGCTGATATAGGTCTGCCGACGAAATTACCCGTTACGCTCAGTGACTTAACAACGCCAACTCCGGCGGTGACATGGGACACTGGCGATCCAATGTACGACGGTGACACGGCAGGAACTTACACCTTTACCGGGACAATCACCCCGGGAGCAGGGACTTACAACCCTGACGGGTTAACGGCCGAGGTCGATGTTGTTGTAGGAACTTAATTTTTAACCGGGGGCGCCATTGGTGCGTCCCCATTTTTTTAATCAGAAAAAATATGAAAACAATCACTTATCAAGACAAAGCGTATCCGATCAAAGGGGGTTACTACGCGCTAAAGCATACACAGCTCGAGTTGAAGCAGCAGGGCGAGGACATTGACCTTGCGCGTATCATGGCTGGTGATATGGTTCTATTGGAGCCGCTATTGTATTACTCTTTAAAGATGGGTGCAAAGCTGGCAGGCGAGGAGTTGACATTGCAACGCGACGAAGTAGAGTTTATGCTCGATGCCGTGTGGGTTGACTTTGTAAAGATGTTACCGGATTTTTTTCCAACGGAGGACGCGCTGGGAAAGTCCGACGCCGCCCCCCTGGAAGAGATGAAGGAGGAGGCGACAAAATAGATATGTTTGACTTCGACATGATGACTGCATTGGCGGTTAGCAGGTTGAGGTTAAATATAACAGAGTTCTTTGAGTTATCACCCCGGGAGTTCTTCATTGCCCTTGTCGATCAGCAGGAGCGTGAAGCGATGCGAACGGAGGCGGTTGTTAGGGCAGTGTGGGAATCGGCACGCTTACAGATGTTGATTGAGGTCAACAAGCGGGCAAAGTCACAAATAAAAGACCCCTGCAAGCTGTTTGCCCTCCCGTGGGATGAAGGGGTTACCGGGGAGCCAAGGGTGCAAGACCCGGAGGTGTTAAAAAAGATAATGCTATGGGAAGCCGGCAGGGCTGAACGTCGCAGGTTAAAGAAAAAAGTAAAAAGGTGGAAAAAAAGTGTTAACGATATAAGCGCAAGGAAATGAACATAGGACAGTTAACGGCATATTTAGGGGCAGACATAACCGATTTTCTTAAGAAAATGGGTCAGGCAGAAGCGCGGTTTGAGGCTGCAGGGCAGAAGATGCAGCAAGTCGGCAAACGGATGAGTATGTTCGTGACTGTTCCGCTTATGGCTGCGGGGGGTGCTGCTTTTAAAGCAGCTTCGGACTTACAGGAGAATATAAATAAGATTGACGCCGTCTTTAAAGAAAATGCAAAGACTGTGCGACAATGGAGTGAAGGAGCGATTAAAAGTATGGGGCTGGCGCAAAGTAGCGCGCTGGATGCAGCTTCCTTGTTTGGAGACATGGCTACGTCGATGGGAATGCCAACAGAGGCAGCGTCTAAAATGTCTATGTCACTGGTTCAGTTAGCGGCAGATTTGGCATCGTTCAAAAATATCGGAATTGACCAAGCTAAGACGGCATTGGCTGGGATATTTACAGGCGAAACCGAAAGCATGAAACGGCTGGGGGTTGTTATGACTGAAAACGCTCTTAACCAATGGACGTTATCAAAGGGAATGACTGAATATTCAAACAAGATGAGCGAGGCAGAAAAGATTCAAATCCGCTATGCTTATGTAATGGATATGACAACCAACGCACAGGGCGACTTCCTTCGCACGCAGTCCGGGGCGGCAAACCAGATGCGAATGTTTAAGGAGGGATTAAAGGAAACTGCAGCGACGTTTGGAAATGTGTTATTACCGATACTGACACCCATAATTGAACGGCTAAATAATTTCGTTAAGCGATTGAACGAAATGAGCGCCGGGGGACAAAAGACTGTTTTGGTGGTAGCGGGATTGGCAGCCGCAGCCGGCCCGCTGTTGATCATTCTGGGAAAGGTAGCTGTCGGCATAGGTGTTATCCGCGAGGCTATGGTTGCCTTATATGCAGTAATATTAAAAAACCCGATCACGGCTATTGCTGCCGGCGTTGCTGCATTAGTAACAGCTTTAATTTCTTTTCGTAAGCGTAAGGATGAATCAACAAAATCAATAGCCGAGTTTAACGTAAAGGCTGCCCAGGAGCGCAAAGAGCTTGATGATCTATTTGGTATACTTAAGCGCACTAAAGAGGGTACCGATGCCAGAAAGGCAGCTATAGATGAGATTAATAAAACATACGGACAGTATCTACCAAAACTGTTAACCTAACGCTCATCGCTTAATGAAATTGAAACCGCCCAGAGAGCAGCCACCAGAGCGCTTATAGATAACCTGGCTGCAAAGATGAAGTCTACAGCACAGAGCGAGCTGGGTGAGAAACGCCTTGAGCGCGAAGCAGATCTTTACTCTAACATGACGAAAAAAATGGGCGTGGCGAAGCAAGCTTTGTTTTCGCAAGACTGGAAGGCTGCAACTGAAGCTTCTGCAAAATATGGAACTATACAAGGTGAAAGCCTGAAAATTGCAGAAAAGTACGGGATGAAGCAAGCATCTGTATATAAAATACTTAAAGAAATAGCAGACTTGCGTCGCACTGAAAACTGGGAGCTT